CAATATATTGATTTTGATATTTGTGAAGAATGGAAAGACAAAATACAAAATGTATCACATTGCTTACTAAAAGGTTTTGTGGATGAAGCAAGCACAGGGTTTTCTTATATTATGTTTAGAAAACTAATGAATAAAACTAAATACAAGTTATCAGATATACCTAGGGATGTTGATGAAGATTTAAAAGAGTTAAGAGATGTAAGAAATTGGACATTTCATTTGGCTCAAAGTGATTTTGTGGCATCTAAGGAAGTGTTTGACAAAAGTATTTCCCCTGAGTTTAAAAAATATATTGTTCATCAATTTAATCCTATAAAGATAAGCAAATATCGTGTTGCAGAAACAATAATGATGGCAAGTTTTCATGACCATACTGCTCACAGAATTGAGGTATATGAGAAAGTATTTGATTTAATGAAAAATGATTTTGAAATTCTTTTAGGCGAGAAAATACAAATTGTAGAATGCATGAATGATATATATTATTTTTTGAACGATAATTTTGCAACAGCACAGTTATCTATGGCAATGCAAAAGAAAAAATATGATGGCAGTGATGAACAATATGAAAAAATTACAGGCAGGAAAAAGAATAAGTTGTAAAGAAATAATATTGTTAAAGTAGGTAGGATTATGTCAAAACAAATAAATTTCACCTACGACAGCCTATCGTCTATTGACGCTGCCATTAAAGAAATGCAGGCATATCAGGAACAGCTTACACATAAATGCCGTATTCTTGCCCAGCGTGTGGCGGAGATTGGTGTGGAGATTGCCAGAGTGAACATTGCGGACTTTGATGCAATCTACAGCGGTGAGCTGTTATCAAGCATTCGGGCAGAGTATAGTGGCTCTGTGCCGGATGGTGCAAGTTGGCTTGTGATTACGGATTGTCCGTGGGCGGCATATGTGGAGTTTGGTACAGGCGTCGTAGGGCAGGAATCCCCGCATCCGGATATTTCCATTGTGGGGTGGAAATATGATGTGAATCAGCATGGCGATATGGGTTGGTATTATTTTAAGGATGGCGAATGGCATTGGACAAAGGGAATGCCAAGCCGTCCTTTTTTGTACCAGACCGGTATGGATCTGCGGGAAAGAATAGAGGAGATAGCGAGGGAGGTGTTTGCCGGTGCTTAGCGTATGGAACAAGGTTAATAAGCGTATGATGCAGAGGCTGAAAACAGATCCGGATGCACCGTATCCGAAGTTGTATCTGACTTCTACGGATTCATCCAGTGCACCGACACAGTTTCCGTGTTTGTATATCAAATCGCTTGGAGAACCCACAGCAGGCAGAGACTTCCAGAATACGCAGTGCTACATCACATCCACGATCGAGTTACATGCGTATTCGGCAGCATCGCCAAATGGATCGCAGACAGAAGCGAGAAAGATCATGGATGCGGCAGGAAATGTGATGCTTAGCATGGGGTATGATCTGATTGCTGGTCCGTACCCAGATAACTGGGAGTATTTCCGGATCATTGCAAGATTTCGCAGGATTGTAGGGGACGGCGATGAGTTGTAAAAAATAAATATGGAATAAGAAGATCATTGATCTTTTTATGATAGAAACAGTAAATGAAAGGACTTCGAGATTTCGAGGTTCTTTTTGTTTTCCAAAAAAAGGAGGAAAAGAAGATGGATTTATCTACGATTGGCGTAAAATTTGGATGGGCTGTTGAGGAGACAGCTGGAACCAAGCCAAAGGCATTTACTTGGATCAAGCGATGCAGCAAGATTGCCGGGATCAATGTCACCAAAGATAAGATCGATGTATCCTGTTTTGAGGATAAGATCAAACAGTACATTGCTGGTGTTGGTGATACTGGTGGAGACTGGAATCTTAACTTCAACGGGTCGACAGATTTTGTTACGGCTTGGGATGCATTATTAGATGCATCTTTGGAAGGTAAGGCGGCAGGAAAAGCTACATGGGCAGACATCTATATCCCTGGCTTTGGTTCTTATTTTATTAAGTTTGAACCGGGAGAGATTCCTATGCCGGATTTAGAACCTGGTAGTAAATTGGATATCCAGATTTCCAATGTCATCAATGAGTACGATGGACTTGGAGAATCTATTGAACCAGTAGCAGCCTAAGCAGTTGCTAGAGCAACATGATATTTTTTTTGGGGGGACAAATCAGTGTCCCCTTTCATGAGAAAGAAAAGGAGAGATTTGATATGAACATTACAGTGAATGGTAAAGAGTATATTTTGGAATATACATTTGAAGCAGCAGAGTGTCATGAGTGTATTGATGCAGCAATGGATATTTTTGGCGGTATGATGACGGCAAAGATTGACAGTAAACATTCGGAAGAGATGCAGGTGAGGGATTTTCTGATGAGTCTTTCAGATCTACCAAGAATGGCAATGGACATGTTTTATGCTGGTTTACTGGAAAATCACGGAACGGGCCCAGATGGAGACGGAACAATTACAAGTCGTGCAGATGCGAGATGTTTGTATAAACAGTTTTGCAAGGAAAATCCTGAAGATGAAAGAGCAACATCTTACTATGCTCTTTGTACTTCTATTGCAGAGCAGATGGAGAAAGATGGTTTTTTCAAGCGAACCGGAATGGAAGACATTCTGGAGAACATGGAGAGTCTGGTCAAGAGCAAACAGAAGAAACAGCCGAAGAAACCGATGGATCATCAGCGGAAGAAGCCAACCAAAGCGCAGAAAGCAGCAATGGAAGCGAGAGCGGAGGGCAAAGAAAACGATTTTCAGAGCTGATTTGGGAAGAATTTCTGCCAAAAGCTTTGCTGTATGGCTGTCCGTATGACCTGTTTTGGCACCTGAATCCTACCAAGCTGACGGCATTTCGTAAAGCATACGAAGAGAGATTGCAGCAGAAGGAAGATGCAATGTGGCGAAATGGTCTGTACACAATGCGTGCCATCAATGCTTGCTTTGGAGGGAAATACCCTGAGAAACCGCTTTTTGAAGTTGGAGAAAGCAAGGAATCCTCCGAACGACAAGAGCATGATGGTTATACTGAACAAGAAATTAAAGAAGCTAGAGAAGCTTTGGTCATGCAATTACAAATCATGGAAGGACAGCAGCGGAGAGCAAAGCGTAAAAAAGAGTTATTTGAGCATTAAGTGGAGAGCAGCCCAATATGGGTTGCTCTCTTTTCTTTTACCGTAGGAGGTGCAGAATGGCAGCAATAGATAGTTTGAACATTAAGGTAGATGCGTCTGCTCGAAGTGCCAACGAACAGTTGGATAAGCTTGTAAAGAAGATGATGGAGTTACGCCGTACATTGGGCGGTCTTAATGCCAATGAACTTAACGCATTTGCGAGCGGTATGGGCCATTTTACCAAAGCAGCACAGGCATTGAGTGGCGTGAAAACTTCTGATTTTACGAAACTTGCAAAAGGCTTGGATAAGTTAGCAGATGCTAGAAAGTTGGAGAATACAGCACAATCTGTGGAAAAGTCAGCGGGCTCTTTGCAGGAATCTGTATCAATGGCACAAAAGGCACTGGGCTCCGGACTGAAATTTGATAGTAAGGGTATTCAGAATGTAAAGAAATCTGTCCAGTCCTTGGCAAATGAATTTTCTAGTGCAGGTACCGGTAATGCATTATCTAACAATTTGTCAGAAATTGAGAAAGAGGCAGATAAACTACGCAACAAACTGGATCAATTAAGCGAAAAAGAGCAGAAAGCATTAGCAGTTGGAAACTCGTCACCAGAGAATAAAACATTCCGTAGTTTACAGTATGATATAGCTGTTTCTTTGAATAAATTATCAGAATTGGAACAGAAGATCTCACAGATGAAAACTCACAAGGTGCAGGATTTAGCATCCATTCCTATCATTCGCTCGGATGTTGGAAACGGATTTTCCGAAACAAAAGCTGTGGCCAAAACAATGCTAAATACGGGACGTGTGCCAAAAAGTGCTAAATATTCGGTAGATGCTTCGGCAGAGTCTTTGAAAGAGTCGCTAGAACAGGTGAATCGTGCAGAAAGTGCAGTACAAGGCTTTGCGGGAAAAATAGCAGAGGCGAAAGCTCAGCTTGCAAGTATTGAAAAAAGTGGGAAGAGTTTAGGAACTGATGAGTGGGACGAGGCATATATGGCATTACAGAAAGTAGTTAAAGAAGCCAAAGTATACAAAGCTGCCTTAAATGAGAGGGCAAATGGATTAGAGACAGATATTAAATCAACGGACAGCTTAGATGTAAAACTCCAGAAATTAAAAGTAGATCTCAAACAACTTAAAGCAGATGGTTTTGGATTTGGTGACAAGGCTTTTGATAATACTTACAAGGAAATCTTAAAGACCGATGGTGCCTTGAAAAAGTATAAGGCAGATTTGAAAGAATCTGTTGGAGGTGAACAGAGTCTTAGTACATTCGATAGAGTGAAACAGGGGTTTCATTCTATTTGGACAGAATCTCAACAGGCAGGAAATTCTGCATCTAGTTTTGGTAGTAAGTTGAGAAATCTTATGTCCTCATTGCGTGGAAATGCTGTGTCTGCGTTTGGAAGTCGTCTCAAAGCGTTGATCCCAATCTTTCATGGGACTACTAGCTCTACGGGAAATCTGATCAGCAAATTGGCTAAGCTGTATGTTGGATTCCGCTCTCTTCGAGGGATTGGTGAATTTTTGCGTGGTGCCGTAGAATCATCCATGGATTACATTGAAGAATTTAATTATTTTGATACCACAATGGGGAAGATTGCTTCTGAATGGGGCAAGGAATACAAGAAATATGGTTACCAAAATGCAGAGGAATACGGAGAATCCTTTAAAAATCGTTTGACGCAAACAATGGGGAAAATGACCGGGTTTCAGATTGAAAACGATGGAACTTTGTCTGATCTTGGAAAAAAGAATCTTGGACTGGATCCGACACAAATGACCAACTATGCTGGCAGTGTAGCGCAGGTGACAAATTCAGTTGGAATGACAGGAGAAGCATCTGTGGTAACATCCGAAGCTTTATCTATGCTTGCCGGAGATATGTCTTCCTTCAAAAATCTTGATATGGATACAGTTATGAATAACTTTTCATCGGGATTACTGGGGCAGTCTAGGGCATTGTATAAGTTTGGTCTTGATACATCAAATGCAACATTAAAACAGTACGCCCTTGCAAACGGAATCAAAAAGAATGTTTCGGCTATGTCACAGTCGGAAAAAATGCAGCTTCGTATGATAGCTATTTTGGATCAATCCAAGGTATCATGGGGAGACCTTGCAAAAACCATTAATTCGCCATCAAATCAGTTACGCTTATTGAATAATAATTTTAGATCGTTATCGAGAACAATAGGTGCTATAGTGTTGCCTGCAGTGGCAAAGATACTGCCATATATCAATGGACTGGTTATTGCCATTCGCAGACTTTTTGAGTGGACAGCATCCATGCTTGGAGTCGATTTAAGTAAAGTGATTGGCTCTTCCGGGGGTGGCTATTCAGATGCTTTTGATGGACTGGAAGATTCTGCTGACGATGCTAAGGATGCCGTTGATGATACATCAGATTCTGTTAAGAAACTGTCCAAGCAGCTCATGGGATTTGACGAGCTTAATGTGATCAATACTAATTCTGATAATACAAAAAAGGATGATGATAAGAATAGTAAGCCTATCGATCTTACCAGTCAATTGTCTAATGCTTTAGCTGATTACAAGACTGTTTGGGATAAGGCTTATAAAAATATGACTAATGATGCAGAAAAATTTGCCGATAAGTTGACTAAGTTATTTAAAAAAGCTTGGAAGTCGGGGAATGGTACAGACATTGGCTCTGCCATTGCTGGCTGGCTCAATAAGGGGATTTCATGGGTCAACGACAATGTGGACCAGTTTGCAAAAGGGGCAAAAAAGGTTGCCAAATTGCTTGCAACTGCTATCAATGGGTTTGTAGCTAAACTTGATTGGGCAGGACTTGGTAGTGCTATTGGAAAATCCATGAAAGCGGCAATTGAAGCAGAAACAACATTCTTTTCGACAGTAAATTGGTTGAATCTTGGCAAAGCTATTGCCACAACACTTAATGCTTGGATCGATACCGGTGTTATTCAATCGTATCTCAAGGGCACGGCCACCAAAATAAGAGCAGCTATTGAACTGGCTTTCGGAGCTATAAAAACATTTCATTTCAGTAGTCTTGGCACTGCCTTGGGACAGGGGATTAATGATGCGTTTGCTGTCATGAATAAAGTCAACAAAAAAACTGGATTAAATGGTTGGCAGGAGCTTGGTCAGACTATTTCTGGGGGGATTTCTGGAATCCTTACATCCATCTCAACGGCACTGAGTACTGTGAAGTGGGATAGTGTGGGGCAAGCAATTGCAACTGCAATTGGTTCTATTGATTTTAAAGGAATTGTGTGGAATCTTGGGGATGTTGCCATAAAAATATTAGGGGCACTTGCGGAAGCGATAAAAGGTGCTTTTGCACAATCTCCAGTCGAAACAGCAATTGTTACTGCGTTAGGTTTTATTAAGCTTTCAACGCTTACCACAAAATCAATGGAGAAGGCAGCAACTAAAATATTGAAAGTGCTTGGTATTTCCTTAGAAAAAGATGAGACAGCATTAACAGTATTAGGCGGCAAAATAAAAGGTGCTATAGAAATAGCATTAGGCAAAGTGAAGGACTTCGGAATGAATTATGTCAAGCCATTGGCGGGGAAAATAATGGGTAAAATTGCAACTGCAGTTGGAGCTGAAACAGCTACAGTGAGTGGAATCGCAAGTGCAATTGGAACTGGAATTACAACTGCCTTTGCACAAGTTCCAGCGCTTATGACAGGAAGTCTTTCTGGGCTAGCGACCGCAGGCGCAGCGGCAACAGCGGCAACAGTGGCAACAACGCTTGTAGCAGCAGTAGCGGCGGTTGGTATTGGTGCAAAGATTGGAAAATCCATCGGCGATGAACTTGTTTCTGAAGATATGAAACAATATCAGGTTGATTGGAAGTTTTCAGATTTTATTCATTTTACCGATGATGATTGGTCAGATTTCTGGTCAGCGTTTGCTGATTGGTGGGTAGATGTGCAGGATTGGTGGGGAAATAAGGCATTAGCGATTAAAACAACTTTTGGAGATTGGAAAAAGAGTATTTCCGGTTGGTGGAACGGTGTTAAGGCTTGGTGGGGTGATAAGTATGTGACTCTTAAAGCTGCCGTACAGGAAAAAGTAGATGGGGCGTTGGACAAGGTAAAAGGTGCTTGGAACGCTATTAAGGACAAAGTATCTACATTGACAGCAGATGCCAAGGAAAAGGCAGCAGGGGCATTAGCAGCACTTAAATCCCGTTGGACGGCCATTAAGGATAGCAAAGCTGTTAAGACACTTGAGCAGACAGGCAAGGATATCATTGATAAGGCGAAGAAGTCTTGGGATGCTATCAAATCTGGACAGGCAACAAAGACCTTGAAGGAGAAAGGTAAGAGCGCAATCGAAAAGGTGTCTAGGATTTGGAATAAAATCAAGGACAGAGAAGTAACCCAGACTCTCAAGCAGGAAGGTACGAAAGCATTTAATAAAGTCAAAAAAGCTTGGGATAGCTTGACTGATAAGAAAATTTCAGTCAGTCTCATTACGGATGCTGTGAAAAGTGGAATAAAATTGATCATTGATTGGATCAATAAGTATATTATCGGTGCGATCAATAAGATCAAGGTTTCGATTCCTAAGTGGGTTCCTAAAATTGGAGGTAAAGATTTTGGTTTTAACTTAAAAACGATAGCAATGCCTAAATTTGCCACGGGTGGATTTCCGGAGCAGGGCCAGTACTTTTTGGCACGGGAGAAAGGACCGGAGCTTGTAGGTACGATTGGAAATAAGACTGCTGTAGCCAACAACAATCAAATTGTACAATCCGTGTCAGATGGCGTATTTAATGCTCTTAATCCTGTGCTTACTCAAGTGTGTAATGCTATCAACTCTATGGGTAATGGATCAAGTGGACAACCTTTGTATGTGGAGGGAGTATCAGATGGAGATATCGTGCGTATAACCACCAAGGCGAATACCGATCATAAAAATCGATTCGGAAAACCGCTGTATATCTAGAAAAATTTGTCATATTGTATCGTGGTGTGGTACAATATGGCAAAATTCTTTTTGGATAAATTCGTGTGGTAAGAGAAGAAAATTCTAATTTCTTTCTGTATGTGAGTGCTAAATACTATGAAATTATGGCAGAAAGGAGTAGGGAATATCATGAAAGAATCAGAAGATAAAGTTTTGGAGTTAAGTGTTTTATTGGAAAGGGCAAGGGTGCTATCGGCAATCTTGACGAGATAGTATTTCGGACAGGAGGTAGCGACACCAGCAGATTTATGGAAAATTTCGGGATATTTTTTTGAAGATGCAAAGGTGGTTGCAGAAATCATTACAGACATGGTGGGGTTGCAGAAAAGCTATTGAATGAAGCGGTTTAATAGGAAAAAGGTATACAGAGCGGACAAAATAATTATGCGGTGATGCAATAGTCTATTTGACATATTGAAAGTATAATGTTACTATGAAGATGAAAAATATCATATGCATTTACAACTTAGCATAGAAGTAATTTTTACATTTTTGTGTAGGATTATTTAATAAGTTGCATACTTTATTATGGGAGGTGTAGCTTATGAGGAAAGAAAAGGCGAGGAATATGAATGGTTTTTATTTAACTAGTAATAAAAATTCATATGTTTGGCATGAACCATTGAGTAAAACGGAGACAAAGATGGAGTTATCTAATTCTGTTTTTGATGGGTGTGTAAAGGGTGTCAATCATATGACAGTCACCATGAGAAACGAAATTGCTAGTACGATATTAGGAGGTAATGAACATGGCAGAAGAAGATCCAGATTTATTGTCCGAGGGAAAAAAGCAGGAAGACGATGCGGATAATGAAATTGCAGTAACGGATGGTACGCTTCCGAAGGAAATTGATGAAGTGCTTGATTCTATTCCGGATCAAAAGCAAGCAAATGTAGTGAGAAGGATTATGTCGTTGCAGTTTAGTGCAATATCTGCTACGCCAGAAAATGCAATTTCAAAGAAAATAACCTCAGATCATATATCTCAGTATCTTAATGATTCTAGAGTTGCGATGCAAGAAAGTTTTAAAGAGCACCATGAAGATAAGATATTTAAAGGGGTAATAATTTTGAGTGCACTGGTATTTATGATTGTGATAATTATTTTGTTAAAGAATCAGCCTAGTGTTATGGAAAAGGTTATTTTTAGTGTTGTCAGTCTTGTGGCAGGTGCTTTGGGTGGCTATGGTTATGGATATAAAAAGGGAATGGAAGAGTAAACATAGTTTCACACAATTCACATTTTAGTCATGTTATATTGTTATCAGAGATTTAAGGCACTCACCAAATGGTGGGTGTCTTTTTTGTGTGCAAAATAAGGAGGATGGTTGAATCATGGCTTATTCCGCATCTAAGGGATTGCTTGCTTTGCCGATAGATTATAGCAAAAGTAGTGGCTATACCTATCAGAAGCTATCGTACAAATACATACAGCCTAATGGTGCGTTGACTATTACACCTAATCAGATGCAGGATCTTGATTCTTACGTAAATGGTGACGGCTATTTGAAGCGTAAGGTGTTGAAACACAGCCGTACAAAGATTGAGTGGAACACGCCATATTTGACTTATGAGGATAAATGTAAATTGATCTTGGCAATACGAAAGGGGTATAAGCAGGGGGATGGTGACTACTCTTCTCGAACTATTCGTGCAAGGTACTACAACGACTGGGAAGATGATTACTCCACGGGTAAGTTCTACATGCCTGATGTACAGTTTCAATATGGCGGGTTGTATCACGGAGCACCAATGTATTTGCCGATCCGTTTGGCATTGATTGAGCATTAGGAGGATGATTGTAATGATTGAATTGACTGAACAGCAAAAAAGAGCGTTCTACTCACAGGGGTATTTTAATCGATACAAAATGTATTTTCCGGATCTTGATTTAACGATCGATAATGAAACAATCCACACAGAATCTGTGAAGATTGAAGAGAGTATTTGCAGTAATGAAGATTTAACGCTTGGTGGCTGCATTGCATCTTCGTGCGAATTTGAGGTGTCAGAGATCTTGCAGAATGATCTTAGTGGTATGGAGTTTATGTCTACGTTGGAGACAGTGGACGAAGAAGGCAATGCTGTGGCAGAGATCCCAATGGGAAAGTATCGTGTTTATTCTGTAGGAATGGTGGACGATAGGGACTATAAGAGAGTTGTGGCATATGATGCGATGCACAATGCTTCTGCTAGTATATCTGATTGGTATGAGGGATTATTCCCGGTGATCTCATCGAACGCGGTCACCAAGACCGATGATAATGGCACCGAGATCACGGTAATAGTGAAAAACTATGGGACGACCACGCTTAAAGCAATGCGCGAATCATTGTTGCAGCACTTAGGGATCCCGTATGAAGAGCAGTCATTAATCAACGATGACATGATCATCAGCAAAAGTCTGCAGCCATCGGGAGACAATTGCACCGGATTAATGATGCTCAAGTGGATGTGCGAGATCCACGGCGGTTTTGGCCGAATGAATCGTAATGGCAGATTTGAGGTAACGACCTTGCAATCTTCCGGGCTGTACCCGGATGAAGATCGGTACCCGGATGTAGACCTGTATCCGGAGAATGGCAATACATCCTCGGTTGCGCTTGGTGTTTCGGACGAGGAACCGAGAGCAGAGTACATAACGGCAAAATTTGAGGAATACATGACAAAATACATTACCGGCATCAATGTACGTACAGAGGACGATGATGTTGGATGCACAGTCGGAACGACGGAAAATCCGTATATCATTTCCGGTAACGCTTTGCTATTTGGAAAGACGGCCGCAGAACTAAAACCAATAGCCGAGAATGTTCTGAACGTAATCAAGGATATTATTTACCGCCCAAACACAACGGAGCTGATCGGGCTGCCATATGTAGAGGTTGGAGATGTATATTCAGTTGAAAAAGAAGACGTGGTGGAATCCTATGTGCTAAGCCGCACACTGTCCGGCATTCAGTTATTAAGGGATACCTACGAGGCAAAGGGTAGTGAAACACGATCCAATAACGTGAGCGATTCTTCGGAATTGATTCGAACGAAAGCAAAGATATTAAAAATTCAAAGAGATATTGATGGATTTATCATTGAAATGTCGGATTTGGAAAGGTACACCGCCACTAAGTATGAACAGACGAATAATTCTATTGTGCTTAAGGTCACAGAAGAAGGAAAGATAGTTCAGGTTGCGCTTGGGACGGATCCGGAAAAAGGAACAGAATTCAAAGTAAATGCAGAAAATATCGAACTGTCGGCGGACGAGGTTATTGAACTGTTATCTGGTGGCACGATTAATTTGTCGGCCGGCGAGGGAATAACCATTGAGGCCCCGAATTTTCAGTTGAGCAAAGATATTATTAAGATACTGACTAAGAATTTCACGCTAGACGAAGAGGGCAACGTAACAGCGGCCAACATTACGATCACTGGTGGCAGTATCAAAATTGTATCAGACAGCAATGAGCCTTTGATCGAGATGCAATATGGCACTGGTGATAATATGGTCACGGCAGGTTTGTCACCAGAAGGCGTGTATTATACTAATGTAACGGACACATGGGAAGAACGTAGCACTAGTGGTCTGATGACAAAGTATCGCACAGCAGTCAGTACGGAGCATAAAAACGGAACATGGCAGACAAACATGATAAAACAGCGTACATTTGGCGATGCGCAGGACTGGGAGACAATCGAAGAGTACCCTGCGGCAGAAATTGCTTACCATGCTGTAAGTGGCAAGGAGATAAATCGCTTTTACAGCGCGCAGGTGAGCAGTTATTTCGCCGCTACGGCACCATTTTTTGACGCTGTTGATCTATGGAAAATTGATGCGATCAATTGGGTTATGGCGAATGGATTTACCATAAATGATGCCTATACATCATGCTTTAAGCTGGCAGACGGCGTGGTGCATCTTGCCATGGATGTGAGAGGTACGATTCCGGCCGGTAAATGGACAACGGTAGCTATGTTCCTGCCGGATGTATTTGCAGGATTCAACATTGCACCGGTAACGATGAACGCTAAGCAAACAGTCATGTATCCCATCTTGACTTCGCAGTCCGGAGCTGGAGCACAGGCGGTGGCACGGTTGACCTTGATCGGACCGGAGGTTGCCATAGAAATATATCAGTATGGGACAGCGGCAGCAGATTGGGCGCAGATAACGATGGACTACTGCATCGAATTGAAGGAGAGTGATTAACGTGTACGAAAAAGTAACGCATGATCCGATCGGATGGAAAAACAAGCGTGTAGGTGGTACTAGCTTATCCGCGGAGAACCTCAACAAAATGGACGAGGACATCACCAAGATAGCAGTGCAACTTGACAATGCCTACCAAGATTTATCAGGAAAGATCGAAGAAACGTCAATGCTGGTAGATACTATCAATGGGGAGGTGATCTAGTGGGAACCCTAAAAGAAAAGCTAAGCTATCTGTCGGAGACGAAAGAAGCAATTAAGCAGGCCCTTATCAAGCAACAAGTAACGGTGACGGATGAAGATACGTTCCGGAGCTATGCAGATAAGATAGCAGGGATAGAGGGTGGCAGCGGGGGCAGTAAGGTTATAAGTACAATGCCGGCAAGTAACGCTGGAAGTATCAATACTGACAATATGATCGAAATATGTTCAAGCGATGGTGCAAATTATTCGAGTGAGATTGAAATTCAAAACATCATGGCTAACAGGTTTTTTGCAAACGCAGAGGAAGCACAGGGTTATGCGTTTGCAAACTCGATATACAGCGATGATAGGCAGCCATGGCGAGCTTTTGACGGAAACACATCGACATTGTGGTCGACTGAAAGCACGGACAACCAGGACGGAAAGTATTTAGGTTACAACTTCCACGATGTGGTGTATGAGGCAATAATCAGTTTGACGCTAAGTGCGGATAACGCAGGAACACCTAAATTCAAGATACAAGGATGCGAGAGCGCTACCATAGATGAGAACTCAGTTTGGGAAGATGTATCTGATGTGGTGGAATTAGGTTCCTATGAATCTACGCAAACACGAACCTATAGTGTAACTAATGGAAAAGGATATTGCGCATTCCGTGTGCTGTTGCTTGCAGGTGGTAGGCAAAGCAGTACATATGGATGGGCGATATACGAAATGAGCATAAAAGGTAAAGAAATGGAGGGATAATATGCTGACTAATAACTTTTATCTTGCAGTAGCAGGGAGACTTGCAAATTATACAGAATTAAATAGGTATGACATGGTAAAGACAGATGGAAAGAAAGTGACAGATAAATCTTCCTACGTGGATACAGACAACTTCAATCCATATCAGTATGGAAACATGGCATATACAGCAGATAGAGATCAATTAACAGGCACAGGAAGTCCAGCAATAGGGATCATTATAGGTGATGGAACTACTCCGCCAACTGTTGATGACTATAAGCTGGAAAATCAAATAACAGATGGATTTGGCTGTGTCGCTTCATATCCGTCTGACATGAACCAAGTTTATAAGAGCCGGGGCATGATCATATGCGCCAGCATCACGAACAATCAAGCTGACGATCTAGTGATCAAAGAGATTGGATATATCAGATCACAAAGTACGTATTGGACATGCCTATATGACCGCACGGTACTGGAAGAACCGATCACAATTGCACCAAACGAAACGAAAACTATAGAATATAGGCTTAAAATGCCACAGCCGTAAGGCGGGAAAGGAAGGTAAAAAATGGACAAATTACAAATCTACGCAGCCCAACTAGGGCTGTCAACAATTACGGCAACAATCGCCGCAAAATGCGGCCTGCTTGGCTGGATGCTGGTGGCGGTAGCTGCAGCAATGGTAATTGATTTTCTGGCCGGTATGGCTGCCAGTGCCAAAGAGGCAGTGGAACACCCGGACGATGATAAGTATGGATGGAGCAGCAGAAAGGGAATGATCGGTATTTTCAAAAAGTTCGGTTACATATTGGTGATCGTGGCATCGATGATCTTGGATTTCCTGATCTATAAGCTGTCGGGTGTCTTATCGGTCACGCTGCCGATGACGATGTTTTTTTCCACGTTGGTGACGGCGTGGTTTATCCTGAACGAATGCTTGAGCATCACGGAGAATGCCGGCCGGATGGGAGTAAAGGTGCCAGTATTTCTGACAAAAGTGATTGCTGTCCTGAAGGGAACAGTGGAACATGAAGGGAATATATTGAAGGAAGATACAGAAATGGAGGAAACAGACTATGAAGAAAGAACATGACGTTAGAATTGACAGAACGAAGCTGCACCCTTGGCTGGATTATAAATTGACGGTGCTGCTGAAAAAGTGCGCAAAAAAGAAAATATATTTGATCATCACAGAAGGATTTCGGACGAAGAAATATCAAGATCAGTTGTATGCTAAAGGACGTACAAAGCCGGGCAAGGTAGTAACGAACGCAAAAGGAAGCACATACTCTAGTCAGCATATGTGGGGCATTGCGTTTGATATTGCGATTCAGTACAAAAAGGATCTGTATGATATTAACACGATCAAGAAAGTAGCAAAAATTGCTAAAGGTATCGGACTTGGTTGGGGTGGAGATTGGAAATCCATTGTCGATACGCCACATTTCTACTTGCCAAAATGGGGTAGCACGGCAACGGAATTGAAAAGAACTTACAAAACACCGGAAATGTTCAAAAAATCATGGACAAAGAGGGTGGTAAGAGATAAAGGACTGCTGCTCTGGAAAGCCACAAGTAAATTGACCGGTAGCTATTTGCGAATTCCAAAGGGGGCAAAAGTTGAAGTTCTTTTTGTGAGTTCCAAATCTTGGTATGCTAAAGTACGATACAAGGGAAAAGTAGGTCACGTAAACAAAAAGTTTATAGAATAAACAAGGTTTATATGATAAAATAGGTTTGTTATCGCCTCCTAGATTGGTACGGGAGGGAGGTGAACTGCGTGGAATATATCATTTCTCTTATTGTCACTGTTGCGGCTGGTGTAATTTGCCATTACATCATCAAATGGTTGGACGGTGACAAATAGTCGGTAGCCAGCCTGTGGAATTAAGCCTTTCCACACCAAAAAATAGGAATAGAAAACCCCGGTGCTGGAACACCGGGGTTTTTGTTTTGAAGTCGAACTGCATGGACTTCTCATTTCTCTTTGCCTATTGGCATTATAGCATATGCAAAATTCAAATACAATATACAAAAATTAGATATTGGTCAATTTTTCTGAATTTCCCCTATACTATTCTAATTATTCTATTCTTATCTATACTTAATCTATACTATACTAATCTAATCTACTTATGAGACCTAAAAGTAACCATTTGACAACCAATCTGTAACCAAAGATTCTAATTATGTATTTTGACGTATTTCATTTTTATTGTAAATACAGTATCTTTAGTGCCAGTAAGTGCTCTAGTCATTTCCTCCGGCTTTTCTATAGTCCCATATACAGTGATTATATCATTGGAAAGCAATTTAGGCGTTTTAGCTGCACGCTCGTCAAATACTACATACTCATCATCTGCATATATATCATATCCACTATAGGAATAGCATCTCAAAAATCCCTGCGTGAACAAACCATCTTCGGAAATTTGGTTTATTTGACATTTGAGTTTGATTTTTTTGCCAACATATTTGTTTGGATTGCGCATTACCTTTTTGTAGTTATATGTTTTACATGCATTTATGAATTTTGCCTTTTTTGCTTTAGCAGCTTTCTTTTCCTTAGCCTTAATCTGCTTCGGTGATAATGTTGGCTTAGCCTTCGCTGCCTTTTTAGGCTTTGCCCTTTGCTTAGATTTTGCCTCTTGCTTGGGCTTTGAATTTGTCTTGCTTTTTTGTGAGTCTTTTTTGACTGCTGGTGTGTTAGTAACTTTGTTGGACACGGATGTACTATTTGTATTTTTAGTATCAGAATCTTTATCCGAATTACCGCATTGATATAGTAATGCACATACTAAGAAAAATATTATAATAGACCATAGGCATCCATGTTTCTTTTTCTTTGGGACATTATTGATATTTTGAACCCCGGCATTCTGAAATCCATTATTAGTTGGTTGAACCGGTGGAGTTTGTTGGATTTCTACCCTAATTCTGCAATTATCGCAATATGCGAAATCCTTGAATATGGGATTACCGTTTATGTCAGTTCCACATGCTTCTTGACCAAAACGCATTTCTTGATTACATTTTTTACATTTCATTGTGATTCCTCCTTATTTTTGCAATCGTAACTCAATTAGTTTTTTTTCATAACCAGTTAAACGACTTAGTTGATTGATGGTATAATCTTTGTATTCGTATAGCATATCATCAGTAAGTAATAGATTCATAGCAAATGTGTTGGCTTCAATTTCCCTTTTGGAATTAAGTAACAGTGTTTGATTCCGGATGAAGTAGCAGTTTACTTTGCGATGCATGATAGCATGTCCAAGTTCGTGTGCCATAACAAGAGTTCTATCGTGATCTGATAAATCTTCGCTTAAGAATATGCATCTATGGTTTTTAAGGAACATATAGCATCCTTCAAATCCAAGTTTTCCTGTTTGAACAATTATTCCAAGAGCATCGGCTATTTCAAAGGGATTTGTTGTATCAAATTTTTTGATATAGTAGCTTACAAGTTTCTTTATATCCTTTTTCAATAAAATCACCCTAATCCTTTATTTCTTGTTTTTATTTGGATTATACTTCTCCTTGTTTATTACTTTTAATTGTGTAAGCATAGATTCCAACTGTATCTTAAACAACTCTGCTGATTCAGGAGATAGTTCCTGACCATCGAAAGTTGCAGGACCATCCTCACCGGACTGTAATTTGTGCATAATGTTGTCTAGGTCTTTGGCTATATCTTTTTTGTCTCTGGAATTGAGTCTATCATATTCAAAGGCATGTTTTTGGTTTGAATGATGATCATCAATACCTGCAAATATACCTGATATTCCTTCCATTTCTTGTTGAACTTGTTTGTTTTCTATGTATTGAGAGGTTTGCACATTATATCTTTCTTTTGGAACATCAAATCCCATCAGCCAAGATTCGTTTACATCCAAAGCCATACCAAGTATGAAGAGTTTATCTTGTCCCGGTTCTGATTTTCCTGATAAATATTGGCTTACATCGGATTTGTTGAGTTTTATATGATATTCTTCAGAGAATGGTTGTGCTAGTTTCAAAATATCAACTTGCTTTAGATTTCGGTCTTTCATTATCTCTTTAAGCCGTATAGAAGTATTTTTTCTTTTCATTGTAGTCACCTCACTTTCTAATAAGAATATAACATAATTACAATGTAGATTCAAGAAAAAAAACATTGGAAGTTAAAAAAATTGAATTTTTGTATTGACATTATTTTTTGGGGGTGATATGATATGACTAGTTCAAAAAAATGAACAAAACATGAAAGGAGAAAAATAATGGCATTTGATTACAGGAAACTGCGTGGTAAAATTGTAGAAAAATATGGATCACAGTCAGAATTTTCCGTAGTTATGGGCTTGTCTGAAAGAACACTGTCCTTAAAGATGAACAGTAAGGTTCCGTGGAAACAAAAGGAAATTTGTAAGGCTGCAAGTCTCCTTGATATATCAGATGGTGATATAGGAGATTATTTTTTTGCAACAAGGGTTCAAAATGTTGAACAGAAAGAAGGGAAGTAATGAATGATTTAGGAACTGCGTCTATAACTTCTATGGAAGTTGCAGAAATGACTGGAAAGATTCATAAAAATCTTATCCGAAGTATTGAAACATATATGAAGCATTTTAGCCAGCTCAATTTTGAGCCGACCCAATATTTTAAGTTATCTACATATTTAGACGAACAGGAAAAAGAACGAAAATGCTACAACATTACCAAGAAAGGATGCGAGTTCATTGCTCATAAAATGACAGGAATTAAGGGGACGGAGTTCACTGTAAAGTATATTGAGCGTTTCCACGAAATGGAACAGGCAATCAGCCAGCAGGAAGTGGTAGAGCAGAAGCAGGAGAAAAAGAGCTTATCGCAGTGGACTCCAGAAGAAATTGTTGATTGGAAGCTGAATGATCTGCATAAAAGGTTACAGAAGATTGAGAAACTGGAAGAGGAAAAGCCAAAGATTGGACGGTTACAACGCTTAGTTCCCAAAAAGAAAACCTGGTACGATCGCAACAAATCAAGAATATGGTGCATCACACGCAGCAGGGATATGGAGCTGAAAGAACTGTATCATATCATTCTGGAGGAATGCGGTAGATATTACGATGTGGATGGTGCAATAGATCAATACCGCAGAGAAAGCGGAAGAACGATGGTATATCCTATGGATATTGTTGAAGAGTACAAGGAATTGCAGGATATCGCGGATCAGGTATTGGATTATATTGAGAGGTGAAATTGATTGAAAAGATTAAAAAATCGGATAAGAGAGTTTTGGGATAATCATTTTGTAAAGGTTCAGTGTATTCCCAATATAATGGTTATTCCGTTTAATCTTGATGGAAGATTGATACTTAGAGTGACGAAAGATTATTTCTCTGGTGAGGTGGATAGCAAAACTTACTTAATCGAGCATCTGCTGGATGAAGATTTTAATATTACAGAAGAAACGCTACAAATGGAAAAGGAACATTTTATTGTACCGTTTCGATCTGCTGAGAGTGGGAAATTGGAACAGTGGTTAGATGCAAAAACATTAGGGGAATATAAAAAGATTGTTGTTGAGACAGATGAAGAAAATCCAACAACGATTGCGGCCATTACGCCAAATGCAAGGAATGCGATAACGGGTTATAGGGTTCGCATGATTCCAGTATATGAGAAAGGCAGGTGACAAATGATCAAATTAGCAAATAGAGTAAAAAACTTTTTTCATAAACACTTTGTGAAACATGAAGTCCATTGGGTTCAGAGTACATTGATTATTCCTTTAAGCCATGATGGGAAAATGGTTTTACACATTGAGAGAACAAGTAAAGACGGGATTATTGACAAAAGGAATTACCAAATCGAGCATCTGCTTGATGAAAACTTGCAGGTTACGGAGCAGACACTCGAAATGGAAAAGCAATGGTTAAAGAAAACTACTAAAATTTAGCCCAATATGGATTTCCGCATACAGGACATACAGGAAGTTTTCCTCGTTTGTCTAAAGTGATAATTGCCTTATCATCTTCATTATCTTTGTGCGGACAATTCATACAAGCATATTTACCAGGTTCAACAGTCTGTCCAGCAGTTGGACAGCCAATATCTGGATAAATACTCACAATAGCACCCCCTATCATTTTTGATATGGAAATTATAACACAGAAAGAGGTGATTTGATTCAGTGAATGAATTAAAGATATTTGAAAATTCGGAGTTTGGAGAAATCCGAACGGTAACTATTAACAACGAAGTTTGGTTTGTTGGGAAAGACATAGCAGAAGCACTAGGGTACAGCAATTCACGCAAAGCATTGACTGACCATGTTGATGATGAGGATAAAAACGATGGGGTAACGATTCGTGACGCCATCGGTAGAGAACAGACACCGACAGTAATTAGTGAGTCTGGAATGTACTCACTCGTTTTATCTAGCAAACTTCCAACTGCAAAGAAGTTCAAGCGTTGGGTAACATCCGAAGTTCTTCCGTCAATCCGTAAAAACGGCGGTTACATAGTAGGACAGGAGAATATGTCAGATGATGAACTGATGGCAAAGGCTCTTATGGTGGCACAGAACAAAATCGCTGAAAAGAATAAGCAGATTGAACGCATGAGACCAAAAGAAATATTTGCCGATGCGGTATCGGCAAGTCACACATCTATCCTTGTCGGAGATATGGCAAAGTTGCTGAAACAGAATGGCGTTGAGATTGGTCAGAAGAGATTGTTCGAGTGGCTGCGTGAAAATGGTTATCTGATCAAGCGAAAAGGCTCTGATTGGAATATGCCGACGCAAAAGTCAATGGAAATGGGGCTTTTTGATATTAAGGAAAGTACCGTCAACAACCCGGATGGATCTGTTCGCATCAACCGGACTACAAAAGTGACCGGTAAGGGGCAGCAGTATTTTATCAATAAATTTTTAATCAAACAGGAAAGGAGGGCGGTTATATGTTAATGGATGAAATGACATTAGAAGAGGCGTTGGAGTTACATGCTATTGGATTTGAGATTACGCTGAGAGCAGGACAAGTTGCAGAAATCAAGGAAAGAGAGGATTAGCCATGTTAAATGTGACAAGCGATAAGGGGATTTTTGATATTACCAAAAAGGAAATCACAATTCCATTGTCGGAGTACACGGATTTAATCGCAAAAGAGGCGATGTTGTCTCAAATAAGACATGCAGTCTCTAAGGAATCTGGAGACTACGGAACTATCGGCATTGTCAAAGCAATTTTGCAGATTGATGATCCAGAAGACAAAAAATAGGCCCATAGGTATTGCAGTACCGATGAGCCAAAAACAAAGGACTATAAAAGTCCATCACATACAAGTGCATTGTAGCACGGAAAAGGAGAGATTGCAAAGTGAAGATTTTATTGAAGAAATTACATATGGAGAACTTCAAGAAAACGAAGGATCAGACGATTGACTTCGGCCATATAACTAAGATCAGCGGGCAGAATGCGGTTGGAAAAAGTACGGTGGCGGATGCGTTTATGTGGTGTTTGTTCAATAAGAACAGCTTAGGAGAAGCTAAGTTTCAGGTGCGCCCATTGGATGCCTTTGGAAATCCGATTGATCATGTGGAAATTAAAGTTGCCGTAACGCTAGATGTTGATGGTAGGGAGTACGAATTAACCAAAACGCAGAAACAGAATTGGGTGAAAAAGAGAGGAGCTATGGAAGCAACACTGCAGGGAAATGACAACCTTTACGAAATTGATGGTGCCCCAAAGAAAGAAAAGGACTATAAGGCATTTGTGGCAGAGATCATTGATGAAGATCTTTTTCAGTTGCTGACTAATCCGCAGGCTTTTGTAAGCAAGAAATGGAAAGAGCAGCGTGAAGAACTGATGAAGATGATACCGGGTGTAGATAATGATACAGTGATCGCATCCAACCCAGATGTGTTGTCGGAGTTGAATCTGGCGTTGTCGTTACACACTCCGGAAGATCTGCAGGCTAAAGCTAAAAAGGCATTATCAGAGTACAAGAAAAAGCAGACTGAGATTCCGGCAAGAGTTGATGAGGTCAGAAAGTCCATGACAGATATTGATGTGGCAGAATTGGAGTTACAGCGTAACAGTTTGAAAGAGCAGATTGCTATAGTAGAGAAATCTGAGGCAGATATGACAGCACAATACGAGGCACACCAGAAAGTGACTGATGATCTGATGGATCTCAAATTTGCTCTTTCGGATGTGGAGCGCAAGGCAAATGAGAGGAATGTGACAAAAAAGAATTCATTCATCGATGAATTAGCGCAATATGAAAATGATATCACTTCTTGCAAACGCAGAATGGAAATATGTGATCAGAACATCAGAGATGCCGATGGAACGATTTCGGCTTATGAGAAAAAGCGTGCGGAAATGCACGAAAAGTGGATTGAGGAAAAGGAAAAGGTGTACTCTGACACATTGGCATTTGACGAAAAAGAAACGGTTTGTCCATTGTGTGGGCAAAGCTACCCGGCAGATAAAATTGCACAGATCAAGGCAGAATTTGAAGAGAAAAAGGTTGCATTGAAAGCAAATTGGGAAAAGGAACACACCGATGCATTGGAACGCATTGTAGCAGACGGAAATCGTTATAAAGATTTAATTTCCCGAACGCAGGAAAAAATTGTGGATCTGCGCACCAATCAGGAAAAGATCAAAGTCAATTTGCAAAGTGCAGAAACAGAACGAGACCGAGTGATAAAACTGCTCAAATCTTTACCAGACAAGGTTGATTGCTCAGAAAACGCAGAGTATCAGAAACTGCAGGAACAGATAACACTAAAGGAAGAGTATTTATCTAAGATGAACAGCGGTGCCGAGATTAGACAGCAGTTGAAAATCAAAAAGAATGGTTTGATGGATGAACTAGCTATCGTGGAAAAGCAGATCGCATCAGCAGATAATTCTGCCAAAGAGGAACGCATCGAAGAGTTAGAGGCAGAAATGCGTGAGATTGCTCAAAGTGTGGCAGATGAAGAAAAAATGCTCTATCTGCTGGAGAAGTTCATGAAAGCCAAAATGATGATCCTGTCAAAAATGGTTAATGAGAAATTTGGCATTGTGAATTGGAAGTTGTTTGACAAGCAGGTCAATGGTGCTGTGGTAGAGTGTTGCGAGTGTATGGTCAATGGTGTCCCGTATTCTGCCCTTAATACCGGGCATCGTATTGTAGCCGGATTGGATATTATCCATGCATTGTCTGTTATGCATGATGTGACCGCACCAATTTTTGTGGATAATGCCGAGGCCGTGAATGATTATAACATTCCAGAGATGGAGGGGCAGCTTGTATTGCTGCAGGTGACTGATGACAAAGAATTAAAAGTGGAAAGAGAGGACATGCGGAATGATTAAAGTAACTATTGAAGCGGATGGAGAGGAAAAGAAGATTTTAACAGGAGAAATGCTTAATATGGCAGTATTGGGAGAAGATGGTTGTAAAATTGCGATGGTAAGTCAGCCTACAAAACGAGGAATTAGTTCTAATAATTTTATTCAATCATTGCAGAAGTTAGTGCAATGCTCCATTAAGTCTTTTGCACAGGGGGACAAAACAATGGAGTCCATACTTAAAGTGTGCTTTGCAGAAGCGATGATAGAACGTCCTGATAGTATGAAAGACACTAAGGAAGAGGAGCAGGACAGTAAAAAGGATGTAGAACATCGTGGACTTGATGTTCTGTTCGAAATTTTGAGAAAGGTGGTTGAAGACTGATGGCGGCAGAGATTGTGGAAAAGAAAGAAGCAAAGGTAGCAGTAAAGCATGACACAGAACTTAGCAAAGGGATTTGGGGAAGTTCCGATAACTGGCTAATGGCTGGGCAGATGGCGAAAGCTCTTTCCTGCAGTACGATCGTACCAAAGGATTATCAGGGAAATGAAGCAAATGCATTGGTTGCCATCGACATTGCCAATAGATTACAGACCAGTCCATTGATGGTTATGCAGAACTTGTATGTGATCCAGGGCAGACCGAGCTGGTCGGCGCAGTTCCTGATTGCATCTGTAAATGGAAGTGGCAAGTATGACATGGAATTGCAATATGACGAAAAGAATGACAAAAACGGAAAGCCGTATTCCTGTCAGTGTTGGACGATGAAAGATGGAAGGAAAGTAACTGGTCCGGTCATTGATATGGAAATGGCAAAGGCAGAAGGATGGACTACAAAGAGCATGAGTAAATGGAAGACTATGCCGCAGATCATGCTTCGATACAGAGCTGCTTCATTCTTTGCCCGTATGAATTGTCCAGAACTTACACTTGGTTTCTACACACAGGAAGAGGTCATTGACGGAGATTTTAAGGAATATCCGGTGGAAGAGATGCGGCAGAGTGTGGAAGATGAGATAAGGGCAAATGCCAATACAGAGGATTTTGAGGAGGTTGTTCCGAAGCAGGAAGAAGACACTGCTGTAACTGAGACTATAGAGGAAGAAGTTCCGGATTTTATGAAAGGTTAGGATGCTCATATGAAACTGAAGTGTTTGGGTAGCGGTAGCAGCGGAAACGGTTATCTGCTTATTGCTAGCAATGGAGAAACGCTGATCATAGATCCGGGGATACCAATCAAGGAAATTAAGAAAGCCTTGAACTGGAATGTTTCGTGTGTGGTGGGTGCTGTGTGCACTCATCATCATACGGATCATGCGAAATCTGTTAAGGATCTGGAGCAGATGGGAATCCCGGTGCTTAAGCCATATGAGAGCTCAAAAAAGATAAGCGTTGATGGTGCAGGATGGACGATACAATATTTTGAATTGACGGATAAGAATAGAAGATTTATGCACACAAACACCGATGGATCGGAGTGTCCTTGCTATGGATTTCTGATTTCACATCCGGAGATGGGACGATTGCTATATATCACAGATACGGAGTTGATCAAGTGGCGCTTTTATGATGTTCATCAGATATTGGTGGAAGCAAATTATTCCAAAAAGATCATACAAGAAGATGATCCGAACTATGAGCATGTATGCCGGGGACACATGGAGCTAGAAACAACATTGGAGTTTCTAAAGGTAAACAAAAGCATGGATCTTCGGAATGTAGTACTGTTGCATCTGAGCGATGATAATTCCGATGCAGAGTTGTTTGCCGCCAGAGCAAAGGAAGTTGTAGGAATGGCAGATGTTTATGTTGCTGATGAGGGAATGGAAGTCGAGTTGAATAAGGATCCGTTTTAGGAAAGGAGCATAAATGAACAAAGTAATTTTAATGGGCAGACTGACCCGCGATCCGGAGATCAGATATGCCAATAATGCAAACAGTACCTGCATTGCTAACTATACCTTGGCTGTTGACCGCAGGTTTAAGCGTCAGGGAGATGAACAGACTGCAGACTTTATCAACTGTGTTGTATTTGGCAGAGGAGCAGAGTTTGCAGAAAATTATCTGCATCAGGGAACTAAGATCATAGCAGAAGGTCGTATTCAGACCGGAAGTTATACGAATAAGGATGGCCAGAAGATTTTCACTACAGATGTGTTGGTGGAATCGCAGGAGTTTGCGGAGAGTAAGGCAGCGTCTGCGCAGAATGGTAATCAAAATGCGTCTGCGCCAACAAGACCAAATGTGGCACAGAATGATAGCGATGGATTTATGAACATTCCAGATGCCATTGAAGAGGAGTTGCCATTTGCAACCAGTTAATGACCGAAATGTCATAAAACTAGGAATCGAATCAGAGCGCTTTGAGATAGTAACAGTTGACACAGCATATGACAAGAAAGGAAAGAGAATATGGAAATCAGTTTACAAGAGTTAGCTGGCGGTGCTTTACAGGAGAAAGTAAATCAGGCGTTTGAAAAGGTTATGCAAAATATGCAGGATCCAAACACGCCGTGGAAAAACAAAAGAAAAATCACAGTTGGGATAACATTTGCACAGAATGAGGATCGCACTGACTGCACCTGTGATATTTCGGTGGATACAAAACTTGCAGCGGTTAAGCCGGTGAGCACCAAATTTTGTACGCAGAAAGATTTGGCAACTGGTGAGATTTATGCCCAGGAATATGGACCGGGAATCAGAGGACAGATGTCTTTCGAAGATGTGGATCAAAACATGGTAGAGATTAATGGAAACATGGTTGATACAGAAACGGGAGAAATCAAAGAAGATGGTGTAATTGATCTTAGAGGAGCAAAGCAGGCGTAAAGAAAGAAGGTAGGTAAAAATGATTAGAGAAGCATTACAGTATGTCGTTGGTTTAAGTGAACCGACAATCAATGAGATTGATGGAAGACAGTATTCGGATAAGCCGTTGGTTCGCATCGACTATATCCCAAAGGCTAAAGCGATTAAGATGGCTACTCTTAGAAGTTTGGTCGATTATATTAAGTCAGAAGCTGACACAATGAGTGACAGGATGATAGTTCATGTAGTGAGTCCTACACAAGTGAATTTGTTTTCGAATTTGGATTGTGATCGTAATCGTGAATATATGGTAGAGGTTCATGCGGAACTTCCGGAGTTTCCATTTGATCAATTTATTGGTCACGAAACTTTTCTGATTAGCGTGCAATCGAAGTTTGTTCCTAACACAGATTCAGATTTACTATTGAAATTTGCCGGAACAGTAGAAAGTGGGACGATTACAGATTACGGCGATGATGGTATTTCGCAGAAAGCAACAGTAAAAACAGGGGTTGCGTCAAAGGCGGATGCTGTTATCCCGAGCCCGGTCAGGTTGAAACCATATCGTACATTTACCGAAGTGGATCAGCCGGAAAGCGATTTTGTATTTCGCATGAAGGAAGACAAATATGATGGAGTACAGTGTGCGTTATTCGAAGCAGATGGTGGAGCATGGAAATTGCATGCAATGGAATCCATTCAAGAATATCTTGAGGAGCAGTTAAAGGGTGTCGATGGTTTCACAATCATTTCGTAGGCTTACATTGTTCACAGAAAAAGGGGCAGGCTTCTGCCTGCTCCGGTATGATGAAAGGAGAAGCAATGATCATATTGGAAGATATGGGGCAGAAAGAGGAAAAACACACAGTTAAAAATCAATGGTTTTATGAGAACGGTATTGATGTGGTGCGTGTACCGCTGCCGGTGGGAGATTATGTTATAGCAAATGACAAGGCTATAAATGTGTTGGAGCGCAAAGAACAACGCAATATTAAGCCAAAAAAAATGGACTTCTTGGGTACATATTCTACGGCTGTGGACACGAAAGAGAACATAGGTGAGATTGTTAATAACATATGCGGCAAGTCGCATGATCGATTTCGTGATGAATGTATTTTGGCTCAAAATAACGATGTGCAGCTATATATATTAGTAGAAAACGAAGATGGAGTAGCTTGTATTGGAGATTTGTACCGTTGGCAGAATCCGAGATTGTACAGATACAATAAAATTAAATATATGCATGGTCTTGGAAAATGGCAGCACATTAAATTGCCAAAGAGACCTCCGACAAAGGGAGAGACACTCGCAAAGGCGATGCTTACAATGGAACAAGAATATGGTGTGCATTTTCTTTTTTGCCATCCAAATGAGGCAGGAGCAAAGGTAGTTGAATTGTTGGAGGGTGGTTGTGATGATGACAGAAGAACAAAAGCTGTTGGTTGAAAATAACCATAATCTGATTTATTTTATGATCCACAAAATGAATGAATCAGTAGAAGAATATTATGATCTGGCTGCGATTGCACTTTGCAAGGCTGCTATAAGTTATCAATCAGATAACGGATCTTTCTCAAATTATGCCTGCAGATGCATCAGAAACGAAATTCTATTGGATCACAGGGCAAGAATGATGCCCAAGCGTTGGATGAATGAATATTTGATCAGTTATGATGCCCCATCGGTTGTTCAAAATGAAGATGGGGAAGAGAGCATTCTTCTTGATCAGCTTAAGTCTTTTGAATCTGTGGAAAACGAGGCGTTAAGCAGAATTATGTATTTGGAAGTCGTGGCAGAATTAGGGAAGACAGACAGCAAGGTACTGAAATTTTTTGAAATGGGTCTTAAGCAACGGGAAATCGCTGAAATAATGGGAGTGACTCAGGCAAATGTTTCCAGAGTGAAAAGACGTGTGGAAAAGATGTTATGTTGTGATTGATTGGAGGGACTTTATGGCAAAGCAGCAGTTGATAAACCGGGCAAAATATAAAGATATTAAAAGATATGATCATAATCAGATGGAGCGGTTCGCGCGATCACTGTATGAGAGTGGTTTCAAGGATGGAGCAGTACAGGCAACGGCAACGGAAAAATCCAATACGAGACAGATGGATTTTAATATGTTAAACGAGAGACTTCTTACCATTAAGGGGATAGGAATTGTCAAGGCGGAACAGATTGTAAAGGTCGTGAAAGGGGCGCTGGAAAGTGAGTAGCCGAAGAGCGGCAATGCGCCGTGAAAGAAAGCAGCGAGCAAAAATTGGGAAGAATAAGTCGTCCACTGGCGTAATGCTAAGAGCTGCGGAGCAGGGCAAATTGGACGGTAGAACCATTGCTTTCTGCGTAGCAGCTAATTTGTTGTATGATTTGCACGGATTCCGCAGGCGGCGAATATACAACTTTTTGGAAAAGTGCAATAAGGAAGCCGCAAGATTTGATGATTCTGGATTGCAATTTGTTCTAAAAGTATATGCAGATAGAATTGTTGAAAAATTTAATGATCTGCTTCTGATGGAACACCCTGCGGATGTGGTGGAGCATATCTATTGCAATCAAAGAGATGATTTTTTCATTTCATCGCTGGCACTAATGTTTACTGTCCTAAACGGGGAATATGGCATGGCGTTTAATCAGAAGAAAACAGGAAGGTTGGATGTCATGCTGGAGTACTGTGCAAATGAATACTTGAAATTGCAACTGGATCCGGATGGGCATGATGTGGCATGGTATGTGCGACAGACGAGGGAAAAAACAGGGATTATTATTTGAAAATAAGAAAGGAGTCGGAACTCTGGCCAGAGTAAAGATGCATCGGTTCCTTTCGAAAAGAGATATGATTAATGGAGAATTAATAGTTGATAATTTTGCCGGTGGAGGTGGAGCCAGCACTGGCATAGAGTTGGCAACCGGAAAGAGTGTTGATATAGCTATCAACCATGATCCGGAAGCTATTCGGATGCATAAAGCAAACCATCCAAATACAAAACACTACTGTGAGGATGTATGGCAGGTAGATCCGATAAAGGCGTGCAAAGGGCATCCGGTCGGACTTGCTTGGTTCTCGCCAGACTGTAAACATTTTAGCAAGGCAAAAGGCGGAAAGCCAAAGGATAAATTTATCCGCGGTCTTGCTTGGGTAGCCTGCAGATGGGCGGGACTTGTCCGACCAAGGGTGATTATGCTGGAGAACGTCGAGGAATTTAAGACGTGGGGACCACTAAACAGAGGACATCATCCGATTAAAGCGAAGCAAGGGGAAACTTTTGGAAAGTTTGTGCAGCAGCTTCAGAATTTGGGGTATGAGGTACAATTTCGGGAGCTTGTGGCAGCAGATTATGGCGCACCAACAATGCGCAAGAGGTTCTTTATGATTGCCCGGTGTGACGGATATCCAATTATATGGCCGGAGCCGACTCATGCACCCAGAGACAGCGAAGAGGTAAAAGCTGGTCTGTTAAAGCCATATGTCGGGGCATATACGCAGATTGATTTCAGCCGTCCGTGTCCATCTATATTTGACACAGCGCAGGAAATTAAGGAAAAGTATGGAATCCGTGCTGTGCGGCCGCTGGCACCCAAAACGATGGAGCGGATTGCAAGGGGATTGAAAAAGTTTGTTCTGGATAACCCAGAGCCGTTCATCATCCAGTGTAATCACGGTGGAAAGCGTAAACCGAATGATATTCGGGTGCCGATGCCTACCATTACAGGGAAGCATGGTTATGGAATTGTGGAGCCATATATGGTACAGATCGGACAAACTTGTTTTGCAAAAGACAGAAGCAAGGATGTGCGAGAACCACTTACAACGATCGTGAGCAAGAATGAACATTGTCTTATCAGTCCAACACTGATCCAGTATCATTCGGAGACCGCAAAGGGAGAAGTAAGAGGGCAGAACATAGAGGACCCGATCATGACGGTAGACGGATCAAATAGATATGGACTGGTTACTTCGTTTCTGCATAAATATTATGACGGTGGATATAAAGGAGCCGGGGAAAGTGTTGAAAATCCGTTGCCGACGGTCACGGCATGGGATCATAACAGCGTAGTAACAGCAAATTTAATCCAGATGAATAATCACTGTGATGGAAGAGATATTATTGATCCGCTTCCAACGATTACTGCAGGAGATGGACATTTTGGAGAGGTCAGAGCATTCCTGATTAAATATTATGGGAATGGATCTGCTGAGGATGTCACAGAGCCGCTTGATACAATAACTTCAAGGGGTCGCTTTGGGCTTGTGACAATACAAGGAGTGGACTATCAGATTGTTGATATCGGACTTCGGATGCTGGAACCACGAGAGCTGTATGGGTGTCAGGGATTTCCAGAGGATTATATTATCGACCACGACTTTGAGGGACGCACCTACCCACGAAGCGAGCAGGTGCGAAGATGTGGCAATTCAGTTTGTCCTCCACTACCGGCTGCAATGGTACGCTCCAATCTTCCGGAGCTATGTGTGGCGGAGAGGATGCCGAATATCACTAAAAATAATATTACTATGGAGAAAAATGGACAGTTAGCATTTGCGTAACAGAAAGGAGCAGGAAATGACGATTGATATGGCAATACATGACCTAAAAGGAGCGTATGCAAGCGACTATAATAAGCAACTGGCTGAGTGGCTAGAAGAGCTGAAAGAATTACGTTCATACAAAGAAAAAATGGAAATGCAGTATCTGGATGATATTAGCAACCCATTGGAACCATTAAAACTGACATCAGCATTAGAAAGTGAAATATTTAAGTACAATTACAGAAAAAAGCATAAGCCAGAGGATATCAATATGCTTGATTTTACTGTTATATATGCTTTGAAGCATTGTCTTGAAGAGGCACTAAAAGAAAGCGAGGGATAGCTATGGCAGAAAAAAGAATGTTTTCCCGAGAACTGGTGGAAAGTGATCAGTTCTTGGAACTTCCGTTATCCGCGCAGGGGCTTTACATGCATATTTGCATGGAAGCGGATGATGATGGTTTTGTGAATAATGCAAACCGGATCCGAAAGGTTGTTGATGCTTCGCAGGAGGATTATAGGACTTTATTTGACAGAGGTTACCTACTACAGATGGCCAATGGCTTGGTGGTTGTGGCACATTGGAAAATATGTAATAGCATTCGAAAAGATCGGTATAAGCCTACTGTACATCAGAGCGAATACAGAAAATTAAAGGTTTGCGACAATGTATATACGTTAAGTTCCGAAAGTGGGAAGTCGGTAGAATCGGTGGATGGCATCTCACAGGTTAAGATTGTGGAGAAATTTGATGAATTTTGGAAGGCATACCCAAGGAAAGAGCATAAGGCAATGGCAGAGCAGGAATATGCCAAATTGATAGTGCAGGGAATTAAAGAGGAAATGTTGATTGCATCGGCCAAGGCATATGCTAGAGCAAAGGATGGACAAGATCCTAAATATTTGAACTGCCCGGATTCGTGGCTGCAGAAATGCATTTATTCGGATTATGAAGTGAAAGAGGAAAAGCCAAAAGGACCGCAACAACAACCGGAAGAAGAACCGGGAATAGATATGTGGAACGGAGAGGATGAACCGAAAAATGGGGAAACTGTATGAATTTAAGGAAGAGGATGCCTATTCTTTCGCCCGACATGTACATATTCAGGCTAAGGCAAGAGGGCGTGAACTTCAATTTTTTCACTGTCCATACTGTAGAGGCGGCAAAGGTGGCAAGGACAAGGGAACCTTTTCTATCAATTTACAAACTGGACAGTTTAAGTGTCTCAGATCAAGCTGCAGTATTTCCGGCAATATGATCACCTTGGCAAGGGACTTTGATTTTTCATTGGGAATAGAGGTTGATGAATACTATCAGCCTAGAAAACAGTACAGGCGTTTGAAGACGCCTAGCAAGCCTATAGAGCCACTACCTGAATCTGTTGAGTATTTGGAGGGTAGAGGGATTTCGGAGGCAGTAGCAAGACAATATGAGATTACAGTGCATGCAAAGCGGGATGATGTCTTGGTGTTTCCGTTTTTTGATGAAAATGGGAAGCTACAATATGTCAAATATCGAGACACGACCTTTTTCAAGGGAAAAACCTATATAGATAGGGATGGACAGCAGAAGGCAGCTGCAAAGGAATGGATGGAAAAAGATTGCAAGCCGATTTTATTTGGCATGAAACAATGCGGGAAGGATCGCAAGCGGTTGGTGATCTGCGAGGGACAGATGGACAGCCTTTCGGTGGCAGAGGCAGGAATTGGATGTGCAGTAAGTGTACCGGGCGGAATGAATAACTTCCGTTGGATCCCTTATTGTTGGAATTGGGTGTGCGAATTTGAGGAAATTGTGGTTTTTGGCGATTATGAGCGTGATCATATGACATTGCTTGAAGACATCCGTAAGCGATTCCCGAACAAGATCCGCTATGTGCAAGAGGAAGATTATAGGGGATGCAAAGATGCAAATGAAATCTTGCAAAAGTATGGAAAGGATGCTGTAAAGACTGCAGTTGAAAATGCTATTGAACAGCCGGTGAAACAGGTGGTCGAGCTTGCAGATGTTAAACGGCGCGACTTAAAGGATATACCAAAGTTCAAGACAGGATTTCGACAACTTGATTCATTCCTTGGCGGGTATTTTTACGGTGGGCAGCTTATAATTCTCACTGGAAAGCGTGGACAAGGAAAATCCACAGTGGCAAATGAGTTTTGCGTGTCTGCACTGCAGCAGGGTAAGAGTATATTTGCCTATTCCGGAGAGCTACCGGACTGGCAATATAAAAGCTGGATTGATTTTCAAATTGCCGGTCCGCAGAATATTGTGGAAAATACACTACCGGATGGTTCTGTAAAGCGTTTTATCACAAATAGCAATCAGGATCAGATTGAAAATTGGTACCGGGGTAAATTTTACTTATATAGCAATAATGATGTTGAAGATGATGAGCTTGTGGATCTAGTAACGACAATAGAACATTCCGTGATGCAGTATGGCATTGAGTTGGTCATTGTGGACAACCTTATGACGGCGTTAGATGTGGATATGGCTTCAGATGAATATCGCTGTCAAAGCAAGTTCGTAAAAAAGTTGAGTCGGTTAGCGAAGCGGTTGGATGTTGTCGTGATTTTAGTCGCACATCCACGAAAAAACAGCTTTACAAGCGATGAAAACGATGCGGTGAGCGGTTCGGCTGATATAACCAATGCAGCGGATATAGTGATGACATTCAAACGAGATGAAGATACACCGGATCACAATTATTTGTCTCTGAGCAAAAACCGCTGGTTTGGAAATTTGACAAAGAAAGATGGCATTGATCTCTGGTATGATCAAAGATCACGGCGAATCATAGACAGATCCAAGAAAGATTTTTTCTACGAGACTGGTTGGAAGGTCGAACCGGAGCAACAGAATTTTGATGGATTTTTCAATATGCCAGACGATATGGAAAATCCATTTGAGAAATGAGGGAATGCGAATGGCAAAGAAAATAGAAGGAGAAAAGGAATTTTTTGGAGAATGGTATATTTTACTGCAAAAATATGGATTTCCTCCGGATATTCACAACGAATCCAAAGAGGCAGTTCATTTTTGGAATTGTCTGTGTGATGATGTGAGGAATTTGAATAACAAATACAGGACGCATCAATTACAACCGTTTTTTAGGGAATTGTGTCTTGACCTGATCGGTGAGGTGCGGCGCAGAAGCAAAGCGATAACAAAGGAAAGGATGGGCTGA